CACCGTCCGGGCGTGCTGATCAAGCTGACGGCTTGATTCATGCAAGCAGCCTTTGAGCGAGCAGTGGTGCGCCTGTTTGCCCGGCTGGGGGTGCCTGGCACCTACCGGCTGGCGGATGGCCGAGAAATCGCCACCCGGTTCATCTCCAAGCAGGCCGATGTCGTCGAGTCTTTCGGTGANACGCGCTTGGCGCTGGCAACCCACCGCTTTGATGTGATGGCCCGAGAGGTGATGTCTCCCCGCGAGGGGGAACGCTTCACCGTCGCTGGCCAGACCTATCAAGTGGTGGGGGAACCGCTGGCGGACCGAGATCGACTGATCTGGACCCTCACTGGAGCACCGGTATGAGGCTGATGGCGGCCTTGTCCGGCGACCTGGACCAGATGTTGGCGGATGAAGTGCGCATTGCCGAGCAGGCCGTGACGCAGTCGATCCGCGAAGCCACCGATGGTCTGAAGACCGAACTGCGCAGCCAGATCACCGGTGCTGGCCTCGGTCAGCGCCTCGCCAACACCTGGCGCGGCGAGGTCTATCCCAAAGGCCAGATGAGCATCAAGGCAGCGGGCCTGGTCTACAGCCGAGCTCCCGAAGTGGTGGGTGTCCATGGCGAGGGTGCCACCATCCGTTCCAAAGACGGGTTCTGGCTGGCGATCCCGTTGCCGGCGGCAGGCAAAGGCCCCCGTGGCAAGCGCATGACCCCTGGTCTTTGGGAAAAGCTCCGCGGCCAACGCTTGCGCTTCGTCTACCGCCGAGGCAAGCCCTCGCTTCTCTTAGCTGAAAACCAGCGTGCTCGCCAGGGCCNGCGTGGCGGCTTCTCCGCTGCCTCGCANAAGGCTCAAGCCAGCGGCCGAGGCCTGGTCACGGTGCCGATGTTCCTGCTGGTGCCGCAAGTCACCCTGAAGAAGAAATTCGACATCGACAGCGCCTCGCGCCGTTGGGTCAGCACCCTGGCCANCCGGATCGCCAACCGNTTCGATGAGGCTGAACGCAAAGGTGAAAGCTNATGAGCCAACGACCCAGTCAACGTGAGAGCGCCATCGGCGCACTGTTCGCNGTGCTCGGCCAGCTGTCCCTCGGCACCACGGTCAAACGCAACGCCGCTCTGCCCGAGAGGGTGTCCGACCACGCCATGGCCATCCTGCGCGACGGCGAGATGGGCGAGCCCGAGGTATCACTCTCGCCCTTGACCTACCACTGGCAGCACCAGGTGGCGATCGAATTGTTCGTCGCCGACCCGGATGCCAGCGCGCGCGATGCACGCATGGACGGTCTGTTGCTTGAGCTGGCTGCCCTGATCGAACCCGACCGGACCCTTGGCGGTGTCATCGAGTACGCCGAGATCGGCCCGCCCAAATTCGACGAACTGGCACCCGATGGGGTCAGTGGCATCAAGGCTTGCTTGCTACCTGTGGTCCTGCACTACAGCAGCTCAGGTCCGCTGAACTGAAACTTATTTCCCAAGGAGAAACTTCATGGCCCGTGCCTACGGCGCGAACGCCAGCCTTTTGGCCGCGTTCGAAACCACCTATGGCAGCAACCCAGTGGGCGACTACTGGAAGCTGCCCTTTGTCTCTACCACCCTAGGCTCCGAGCAGGGGCTGATCGCCAACGACCTGATCGGTCTAGGGCGTGACCCCAGCGCCCCGATCCGCGACGTGATCAAGGTCGAGGGCGACATCGTCGTCCCCGTGGACGTGCGCAATATCGGCATGTGGCTCAAAGCCCTGCTGGGCAGCGCCACCACAACGGGCACCGGTACGCTGACCCACACGTTCATCTCTGGCAAATCCAGTCTGCCCAGTCTGAGCGTCGAAACGGGTCTGCCCGATATCCCCGCCTGGTTCGTCGCCTCGGGCGTCATGGTCAATAGCCTGCAGGTGGGTTTTGCCCGCTCGGGTGCGGCCAACGCCACGGTCGGTTTGATCGCGCAGGGGGAGGTCAAGCAGGCGGTAACGCTGGACACCACGCCGACGACGCGCGATATCCTGCGCTTTAACCAGTTTCAAGGCTCCATCAAAAAGGGCAGCACGGCGCTGGGAAACGTGGTCTCCGCCCAGCTGACGTACTCCAACAACCTCGAGCGCATTGAGACCATCCGCTCCGACGGCAAGATCGAAGGGGCCGATCCCACGGTGGCCAGCCTGACCGGCAACCTCGAAGTGCGCTTTGCCGATACCCAGCTGATTGATGCGGCCACGAACAACACGCCGCTGGACCTGACCTTCTCGTACACGATCGACGCCACCAAGCGCCTGACCTTCATTGCGCACGAGGTCTACCTGCCCAAGCCCAAGGTATCCATCTCCGGTCCGGGCGGCATCCAAGCCACGTTCGAGTGGCAAGCCGCCAAGAACGTGGCGGCCAACAAGATGCTTACCGTCGAGCTGGTCAATGACGTGACCAGCTATTGAGGACAAAAAACATGATCAAATTGAATCTTCCGCGTGAGCCGCACTGGATCACGCTGGCCGCCGGTGTGCGCCTGCAGGTCCGCCCCGCCACCACTGCACTGGTCATGGCCGCGCGCCATGCCGCCTCCAAAGTGGCCGGTACCGACACTGCTGCCGCCGGCGAGCGCACCGCCACCCTCATCACCGAACTGGCCAAGCTGGCTGTGCTGGCCTGGGAAGGTGTGGCCGATGACAAAGGCAAACCTGCTTCCGTCACCCCCGAGGGCGTGGCCGCCTTGATGGAGCACTGGCTACTGGCGGACGCCTTCGAGCGTGAATACCTGGCCGGCATCTACGCCCTGGGTGCAGAAAAAAACGCCTGAAGGCCCGCACCGCATGGCACTTCGGTGGTGGGCCGAGCTACTGCAGTGCGTGCACAGAACCTTGCCCAGAGTGTCCTTACACCATGAACGCCCCCCAAAGCCTGGACGGCTGGCAAGCCGCCAGTGCGATTGAAGTCTGTGCCAGCCAGTTACGCATTGCCCAGGGTCGGGTGGTCGGGCTGGATTTGAACGCGTGGATGTTGGCCTGCGAAAGCACCGGGCTGGACAAGGCCACGGCTATTGATCTGTTTCCGGCCGTCGAGGCGGGCCTGATGAGCACATTTCAAAACGAAGACTGATTCCTCATGGCTGAACGCAACCTCTCCATCCGCCTGTCCGTGGTCGACGGTGGCAAGGTCAAGGCCGAGCTGTCCGAGATCGGCGAAAAAGGGGAGCGCTCGCTCAAAAAAATCGAGGCGGCTGCCACCCCAGCGTCCGGTGGCCTGAGGCTGCTCTCCAGCGCCGCCAACGACGCCAAGTTCCAGTTGCAAGCCGCTACCGACCGGCTCGGCATGCTGGGTTCGGTCCTGGGCAAGCTTGGCCCTGCTGGTCTGATCGCCGGGGCCGGTCTCGCCGCCGTGGGCGTTGGCATCACCGCGCTGGTACTGCCAGTGGCCAACACCGCTGATGAGCTGGCCAATCTGGCCCAAAAAACCGGTATCTCGGTTGAAGCCTTGTCGGCTCTGACCTATGTGGCCCAGATGTCCGACACCGATCTGCAAGGGTTGGTCAAAGGCCTGCAACGCTTGTCGGTGGCCATGTTCGACACCCAGGTGCAAGGCGAAGAGGGCAGCGCGGCGTTGAAGGCGCTGGGCGTTTCTGCCGTCGACGCGTCGGGCCAGATCCGCCCGACTGAGCAGGTCCTGCTCGACTTGGCCGACAAGTTCTCTGCCATGCCCGACGGCGCGGACAAGGCCGCGCTGGCCATCAAGCTCTTTGGCAAGGAAGGCGTGAGCCTGATCCCGCTGCTCAACCAAGGGCGTGCGAGCATCTCCGCCTTGATGGAAGAGGCCGAACGCTTCGGCTTGGTGATCAGTAGCCAGACCGCGCAGGCGGCCGAACTCCTGAATGACAACCTGGACCGGCTGCGCGGCATGCTCGAGGGCGTGCAGCGCCAGATCGGCGCAGCCGTCATCCCGGTCCTGGCCGACTTCACCGAGCAGGTGATCTTGGCGCAGGGAGAAACCGGCAGTTTCAGCAATGAACTGCAGCGCATCACGTCCAACCGAGATGCCACGCTCGCGTTCCTGGAGTCTGTCGCTTCGAGTCTGGCCTTCATCGCCGAGTCGGCGGTACTGGCCAAGCGGGTGATTACCCAGCCCTTTGACAGCCTGTCGGTGGTGGGCAAGGACATCGAGACCTGGTTCAAGACCGATCTGCTGCGCTCGATGAAGTCCATGGGGTTCGATACCAAAGTCATCGATGCCGAAATCGCCAAGCTGCAGGGCGCACGGGACGATTACGTGCGCGCGGCCAATGACCGGCTCTTGAACATCAACCAGAACCCGGGCTATGTGGACCGGGTGGCCAAGTTCTTCGACGAGCAGCGCCGCACAGTGCGCGTCATTGGCCAAAAGTTCGTGCTCGACACCGAGGCGCAGGCCAAGGAAGTGCAGGCGATTTACGACAAGTTCTTGCCGACGCTGCCGCGCAAGGCCCGTCCATACCTGGACCTCTCAGGATTTGAAAAGCCTAAGCCTGCCGAAAAAATCAACGAAGGCGAAGCCTTCCTCAACCAGCTGCGCTCGCGCCTGACCCGCACGCAAGAGGGTGAAGCTGCCGAACTGCGCGCCCGGGCCCTGCAGATCGAGGCCAAGGGTTACAAGGGGGTGGCAACTGAGGCCGAGCAGTACATCCAGGTGCTCGAAGCCATAGAACGTCAGAAGGAAGCGAACAAAGCCTTCGACGCCTTCGAAAAAGAAGAAGCTGCTTCGCGCAAGATCACCGAAGGCTTGATTGGCGGCAACCACCAACGCATCGAAGCCCTGCAGTTGCAGCGCCAGATGCTGGACATGACCGATGCCGAAAAAGCCGCCCTGCAGGCCCGCTCTGATCTGGAAAAGGTTGCCGCCACCGCGCGCAAGGAAACCAACCAGATCGAAGACCCGGGTTTGCGGGCTCAGACCATTGACGCCATCAACGATGCATTGGCGCGACAACTACCCATCGTTGAAGACCTGGTACGGGCCAACACGGACTATCAGCGCAGTTTTGAATACGGTGCCAAGTCGGCGCTCAAAACCTATATCGACGACGCGACCAATGCCGCCAAGCGGGCGCAGCAGGTCACGGCCAATGCGTTTCGGGGGATGGAGACGGCGCTCACGCAGTTCGTGATGACCGGCAAGCTGGACTTCAAATCGTTGGCTGATTCCATCATCTCGGACCTCGTGCGCATCCAGATCCAGCGATCCATCACTTTGCCCTTGGCGAACGCGATGTCCAGCATGGACTGGGGTTCGATGTGGGGCAGTCTGTTTCCGTCCGCACAGGGCAATGTGTTCAACGCCCCGGCGCTTTCGGTCTACCGCAACACGGTGGTCGATAAGCCTACGCTGTTCCCGTTTGCCCGGGGCGCTGGCTTTGCCAGCGTGCCACGCATCGGCCTCATGGGAGAAAAACCTGGCAGCCCGGGCGAGGCCATCATGCCGCTCACGCGCATGCGCGATGGCGATCTGGGCGTCAAAGTCAGCGGCGGTGGCAGCACCGTCATCGTCAATGTTATCGAGGCCGCCGGCAAAGGTGGCCAGCAACAGCAGCGCACCGACAGCAACGGCAACCAGGTGATCGACGTCTGGGTGGAACAAATCACGGCCAAGGTCTGGGGCGAT